CGATCTGGCAGCAGCGGCCAGAGTGCCCTCACCTGCCCGCGGTCATCCCAGTCGATTTCGGCGTAGGCATTGCCCCATAGCAAACAATGCGCCATGAGGGTCTCATAGAAGATCATGGCGCTCATTTCTGGGTTTGGTGCGTCGTGCAGCAGGGTATAGAGGGGATGATCTACGGCTGGCTCTTTGCCGCGTTCCAGGCGGCGATAGAGTTTGAGCGGGACTTGCCCGACATCACTGGATAGCACGCGCACGCAGGCGTAGACAACGCTGATGTTCAGCGCGTTGGCCGGGCTGACGGCGGGGCCGGCGACGCTGCGACCGCCGAGCATCATTTCGATGACGGCAGGATCGGTGAGGCTGGAACGCTGCTCGACGCCGCGCAATGCGTTGATCATGGTGCGGATCATGGACGTTCCTTGCGTGTGAGCGCAGGCGCGGCGAGGGCTACAAAGACGCCAGTGAGCAGCAGCACCATGCCCATGTATGTGAGCAACGCAGGCAGGCCGAAGGCGATCCAGATGGCGACGCCGATCAGGATCAAGCCGGTCAGGATCAGGGTGTTGCTTAGTTGATCCACGGTGCGTGTGTTCATGGCTTCCAGGATAGCAGTCGGCGGGGAATAGTCTGATCACCGGTGATCGGACTGTTCCTTGCGCGTTGCTATGCTGGTGTCATGGCAAAACGACGCGGAGCACGGCGCAGAGTGCAGCGATTTCAGATCGAATGGTACGGCGAGGAGTTCGTCGAGATTCTGCGCGAGCACGGGCCGGAGGCGCTGTTTGAGGCGGCGAAGGTGGTCGAGGACGAAGCGGTGCGGCGTGCGCCGGTGGGCAAGACGGGCAACCTGCGCAAGTCGAGTTATGTGGCCGTTGAGGGTAAAAGCACCTACGTGCGCCGGCGGTACTGGCGGCGTGAGCGCAAGGTGCGCAGCGGCGAGGCGGTGATTGCGTTCACGGCGCCGCACGCACATTTGATTGAGTCCGGGCGGCGGCGGGCCGGAAAGATTGCACCAAAGCGCAAACGGGCGCTTGTGATCGATGGGCAGTTTCGTTCTGCCAGCCGGTTCAGGCGCATGAGCGGCCGTCCCTTCCTGGGGCCTGCGCTGGAAGCCAGCCGGGAGAGCGTGCCGAGGGAGATCGCCAAAGTGTACGGGTCGTGGCTGGACAAGCTGCTGGGGGGGCGACCGTGATCGGGGCAATTGTCTATCAAGCGCTTGCCAGCAGCACAGCGGTGTCGGCGCTCGTGGGAACACGCATCTACCCGGAGATCGCACCGGATGAAGCCGATCTTCCGCTGATTGTGTACACGGTGCGGGCGCAGGATGAGGTAGCCGGAAACGCACCAATGACACGCTGCACGGTGACGGCGAACTGCTATGCGGCAACGGATGTCGAGGCGGAGAGCGTCGGTGCGGCAGTGCGGGCGGTGCTGGATGGGTTCGATGGCAACGGTACGGGCGTTCAGGTTCGTCAGTTGTCGCTGTCGGATTATTCGGAAGTTCGTGACCCGGAGATGGCGCTGTGGGGTCGCCTGGCGTCATTTACGGGATGGATTGTGAAAGGATAGGAGAAGGAACATGGCTGTAACAGATATTCTGGTGACGCCTGCGACGATTTATCGGGCGCCGGTAGGAGAGCCATTGCCGGATGAGACAAGCATCGCTTATGGCATGCCCTGGGGTGGCAATTGGGTGAATTTGGGGTATACCCTCGAACCCGTCAGTTTGAGTTATGAATCGGAAACGTTCAAGTTGATGGTAGAGCAACTGACTGCGCCGGTGCGCAGCGTGCGCCAGGAGGAGAGCGTCACTATCGAAACGGTGTTGGCCGAAATCACGGGCAGCAATTTGGCGCTCGCCATGGATGGCACGATGACATCCACGCCAGCAGGCGTCAATCAGGTGGCGTATGATCTGGTTGAGGCGGGCGGCAATGTGAGCATCAGAGAATATGCATGGGGATTTGAAGGCTACCGGCTGGCGTCGAACAATGCGAGGCTACCAGTGCGCATTTTCATATTTCGCGGCGTGGCAACCCTCAACGGTCAGCTCACGTTTGCTAAATCGTCGGGGGTTGGCATCCCACTGCGCATTGAAGCTCTGCCGGACACGTCTAAACCGGCAGGTAAACAGTTGCTTGTAATTCACAATGTGACATCATCTCCGACCAGCACAACATGAAAACCGTAACGATCACTTTGGGGGGCAAACAATACGAAATCTCCGAGGCGCCTCTGCGAAAGAATGCCGCCTGGCGGTCCAGTTTCACGCGGTTGCTGACGGATGTGGGCGGGCTGATGGAGTCGGCAAGCAACGTCGAGTTGAACAATGTCGGCGATCTGATCGGAGTAGTGCGCCAGATTCAAGACGTTTTGTTGGCGGCGCCGGATCGGTTGACGGCGATGTTGTTTGACTATTCGCCGGTGTTGGCGGCAGACCGGGCGCGCATCGAGGCGGAGGTGTATGAAAGCGAGTTGATCGGCGCCTTCATGGAGGTTCTGAAGCTGGCCTACCCTTTCGGCGATTTGCTCGTGTTGGCGACTGGTTTGACGCCGAAAACCGGCGAATCGACGCTGAGGAACTGATTGCGGCGGAATATGGCGGCGCCGAGTGGATCGATGACGTAGCCGCTGCCGATTTGCTGCTGTCCTACGTGCGGCGTAAACGGTTCGAGGCAAAATTGATCGCTATCGAAATCGCCCAGCTATTTACCGTAGACGATATACAGCGAATGCAACGAGTCCCACCGGACGAGTTGTTAAAGATGATGGGGATCGATGGCAGTTAAACTGGCCGACGTAGTCGCATATCTGCGAACTGACGACAAAGAACTGAAAAGTGGCCTCGGTGCTGCGGATGCTGAGATAACCGGTTGGGCAGGCAAACTGTCTGGCGCTATTGGCAGTGCGGCGATTGGGATCGCGGCTGCCACAGGCGCGGCTGTCGTGGGAGCAACGATCGCCATAGGTAAGGCTGCCTGGGATATGGGGCAGGAATACGACGCAGCGCTCGATGCGATCATCAATGGCACGGGCGCCAGCGGCGAGGCGCTCGAAGCCATGGGAAGGAGCGTGCGCAACCTGAAAACGTCGGCAGCGGGTCTGGGCGTCAGCATGGAGCAGATCGGCGCAACTCTCGCCGAGGTGAACACCCGCACGGGGGCGACCGGCAGCGAGCTTGAAAAGCTGACCGGCGCCATTCTCCAGTTTTCCAGATTGACCGGAACCGACAGCGTGAAGAATGTCCAGTTGCTCACCAGAACGATGGGCGACTGGGGCGTGAGCATGGAGGACTCCGGGGATCTGCTTGACATGATGTATGGCGCCGGGCAGGCGTTCGGCATTTCGGTCGATTCACTGGCCGGGAAACTGGTGCAGTTCGGCGCGCCGCTCAGGCAGATGGGGTTCAGTCTCGAAGAGTCGGCGGCCATGCTCGGCAAGTGGGAGAAGGAGGGCGTCAACACGGAACTTGTCATCGGCTCGTTGCGCATCGCCGCCGGGAAATTTGCGAAAGACAATATCCCATTGAGGGATGGCCTCAACGATACAATGGCGGCAATCAAGAACGCAGCCAGCGAGTCGGAGGCGCTTGCGATTGCGATGGCAACGTTCGGCGCCAAAGCCGGGCCGGATATGGCTGCGGCAATTCGGGAGGGGCGCTTTGAGCTGGACGGCGCAATTGAAGCATTGCGGGGCACGCAGGGAGGGCTGGCCGACGCCGCTGCGCGCACGATCGGCTTCCAGGAGTCGTGGGACATCGCCATGGCGAAGCTGGCCGACGCGCTGATTCCGCTTGGCTCGAAAATGGAAGAGCTTGGCGTCAAACTTATGCCGCTGCTCGTGGCGGCTATTGAAGCGGTGATCGCCGTAATCACGCCGCTGATCGGCTGGATCGTGGATGGAATCGATGCGCTGTTCGGCATGGCGGAGGCAAACGGTGAATTGACCGGCAGTTTCGGAGAGGTGGCTAACTCGCTCGGCGCTATCTTCGGGCCTGCGCTGGAGCGTGCGCAGCAACTGTTTGGTGTGGTCGGCGATGCGGTGCGCCAGTTTGTGGATCAGAACCTGAACTATTTCAGCGGCTGGATTGCGCAGAATATGCCGCGCATTCAGGAGATTGTCAGCAACGTGCTGACGGCGATCACCGGCTTCTGGAACACGCACGGCGCGGCGATTGTGGCGACGGTGCAGCAGTATTTAGGCTGGATGATGGATTTCTGGAGCCTCGTGTTTCGCACACTGCTCAACATTGTGCAGGTTTTCCTGCAAGTGCTGACCGGCGATTGGGAAGGCGCAGGGAAGACGCTACAAGCCATCGTGCAGGACTGGTGGACGACCCTGCGCCGCATTTTCAGCGATATGATCGCCTCGATTGTGGCGCTTTGGCGATCGGTTGATTGGGGCGGCATCGGGCGGGCGATTGTAGACGGCATTTGGAGCGGTCTGCGTGCGGCGTGGGATGGTTTGCAGTCATGGTTCAGCGACCGACTCCAGGAGTGGCGCAATATGCTGCCCTTCAGCGAGCCAAAAGACCCATCCTCGCCATTGCGAGGATTGGCCGACGCAGGAGAGGCGATTGTTGACCAGGTGCGCAGCGGCATCCAGCGCGCGGCGGATTTGTCGCTGCCTGATCTGCGCATGCCGCAGGTGGACGGTTTGACAGCGGGTGCGCCAATTTCGATTACGATCAACATTTCCGGCGTGCACGATGCGCCGACGGCGGGTCTTGCCAGCAAAGACGGTGTGTTGTCCGCTCTGCGCGCGGCGGGGTATCGGTAGGTAGCGATATGATTCCACTTGGACAGATTACGGGTGAGGTGCGCGACGTTCGAGAATGGACGTCGCAGATCGGAAGCACGGCGCCGACGATCAGCAACACAAAGGCGATGACAGGGGAGTATTCAGTAAGATTTGCAGCAAACACAGCGTCGATCGGATTATCATTTCCATCTCAGAGCGGGTTGCGCTGTGGGACGTGGCTGAATCATGCCATGCCATCAGGGTCGTTTACGGCACATTTGTTTCGATTGCGCATAGGCGTCACTGAAATTGTCCGGGTCCAGTGGGTCGGCAACGGTAATCTGCAATTGCTGATCAACGGTTCGGTCGTAGCAGAGATATCACCTCAAGCGACGGCAATTTCACAAACCAACACGTGGATTGCTTTGGGGCTAAGTTATATAGCCAATGGAACGGTGACGTTCTATGTCAACGGCCTGGCGCAGTTGAGATATGCTGCGCCCAATACGCCAATCAATGAGGCGTATATAGGCGGAGGTGCTTGGGGAAACTACGCCTACTTCGATGATTTCTACGTGGATGGCAACATCAGCGTAGATGAAGCGCCGCCGCCGGATCGATTTTTATTTAAGCTGGTGAATGATGTAGGAGCATCGTCGCAGTGGACGCCCGTTGGTGCGAGCAACAATTACCAGTGTGTGAATGATGCCGTGCCAAACAACGATACAAATTATGTGGTTGCGAATACGGCTAATCTGACCGATTTGTACAAAACCACGAATGTCACGCTGCCGACGGACTACAAAGTATCGGCGGTGCTGCCGATTGCGCTGGCGCGTGCGATGGCGGCAGGCCCGACATTGCGGTTTGTGGCGAGTGATGGATCGAATACGACGATTAGGAATGAGCGTGCACCCGGTATGGCTTACACGTATCTTTGGGAATCGTTGAGCCAGGCGCCGGATGGCGGGGAGTGGACGGAGAGCAAAATCAACGCTACGCAGTTCGGCTATAGATCTGCTGGGATATTCAGCTAATGTCGATACGCGTAACGCAGGCCGGGGCGCTGGTGCGTCTGGTGGCCAATCGGAAGCTCATGGTCACGCAGGCGGGCGTGCTGGTGCGCGTCAGCCTGGTGCAGATTCGGGTGACGCAGGTGGGCGTGCTGGTGCGCGTCAGCCTGGTGCAGATTCGGGTGACGCAGGCGGGCGTGCTGGTGCGCTGCGCGCCAAAACTACCAACGCCGACCGAAAAAAGCTTGCTGATAACGGCTGCCACGCTCTACCGGGCGCCGCTTGGGGAGCCGGTGCCGGACGAGAATATTGGGTATGGCGAGGCGTGGGGCGGCAACTGGGTGCAACTGGGATATACGCTGGAGCCGCTGCGCTTCTCGCTGGAGAGTGACCTGGTGCGGGTGCGAGTGGAGCAACTGCTGTCGGCGGTGCGCATTTTCCGCAGACAGGAAGGGCTTGTCATCCGCACGACGTTGGCGGAACTGACCAGCGACAATCTGGCGCTGGCGCTCGACGGTGCAATCACGGTCTTCGACAATTGTCAGATCATCGAAGCGGGCGGCGATTTCGTTATGCGTGAGTGGTCGTGGGGCTTTGAGGGCTATCGATTGAATAGCCGGGGCGATAAAGTGGCCGTGCGCGTTTTCGTGCATCGGGGAGTGGCGGTGCTGGATCAAACAATCACAATGGGCAGGGCGACGGCGACGGGCATACCGCTGCGCATTGAGGCGATTGCCGACATCACCAGGCCGCCGGGCAAACAGTTGATGGAAAGTCACATCGTAAGGACATAATGGCATACATCTACACCACTTTCGGCGAAATCACGTTGCCGATTTACAACCGGGAAAGCGATCTATCACCAGCGCCGGCAATGACCCGCTTTGTGCAGACGGCAAACGGGGTTTTTGATGCAGATGGCAACGGGCGCTCGCTGCGCAGGTATCCACACATGCTGACGATTGACGCCGTTGTCAGTGAGAACACACCGACCGCGCAACGCGCGGCAATTGATGCGCTGCGCGCGGCCGTAGGTACGCGCGCGCTGTTGACGCGCAAAGCGGATAGCGATGGCGCTGAACATGTAGCGTCGTGCCGATTGATTCAGATGACGCAGATGCGCAGCTACGGCCAGCGCGGCTATCAGCCGGTTCGTTTGCAGTTTGCGCAGCTCACGCCGTGGCGAGCAACGCTGCCGACGACGTATGTGTTTCAGGTGCCACAATCGCTTAGTCCAGTTGAAGTGACAGGTACAATCATCAACAGCGGCAATTTGCCGGTGACGGCGGTCACGATGCGGATTGACATCGGAATGGGCATGGAATATGGTGGGTTCATTTCCAACCCGCGATGGTCAAACGCGACACACGATATCAAAATAGATGGTGTCACGTTTGACAGTGTTTTTCCGTTTTTTGTGATCGTCGATGGCGAGACATACAGTGTGATGTATGAGCGTCCGTCGCGTCCTCCAGACGTACCGACGTATCGCATCAGTTATCGCAACTATCTGAAAATAAACGCCGGCCATGCGATTGATTCCTGGTTCCGGCTGGAACCGGGCAGCCAGACGATGACGTTAAGCGCGTCTTTGGCGCACGCCTATGGGACAAATCATTCGGTGACGTGGACAGTGTCTTTTTATGCGGAGTACGCATGACCCAACTGCGAATCTGGCTGGATGTGCAGAGCAACGGGACGACGATCGGCGAGGGGCCGATCATCAAACTGGAGAGTTTTACGAGCCGTGCACGGCTGAACCGGGCGGGCGATTGGACAGCGACGCTGCCTGCGCTGGAACCGCGAGCGGCTGAACTGTTGACGCCGCGTCGCTCGGTGCTGGCGTATGCGATGATCGGCACGACGCCGACTTTGATCGGCGGAGGCGTGATCGATTCGATTCAGGTGCAGGTGCGCGACGACGCCGAAAAGCTAATCGTGTCAGGACGTGATTTGCTTGAAGAACTGAGCAGGCTGATAGTCGGCGACGTGACGGTGATCGAAACCAATTTCAATAATTTTTTGAATAACAACATTCCGGCGAATTGGGAGTATACGGTCACGGGCACGGTGCCGCCGTTTATGGCAAGGTTTAGCTATGAAAATATGCTGGGCTGCCTGACGGCGCTGACCGACAAGCTGCCGCTATGGTTTCGACGACGCACCACCGTGTCCGGCAATGCACGCCATGTCGATATTCTGGCGACGCTGCCGAGCACGGTCAGCCTGACGGCCAGCGCCAATATCGATCCGATGGCGATGGAGGCGAACACGGCGATCTGCGCAGTGCGGGAGATCACCGAGACGCGCCAGGCAGCCGACGTGATCAGCCGAGTTTATGCATTTGGGGCTGGCAATGCGTCTGCACGGCTGTCGATGTCAGCGGCAACGGTGTGGCCAGACGGCTCGACGCTGGCTAACCAGTATGTCTTGGACGGCGACATATTCATATTTGACCGACAGAACAATGTGATTATCAATCAAACCGTCGAGACCAATTATGGCCGCATCGAGCGTGCGGTGGCGTGGAAGGATATTTCCCCGTTGTCAAATACCGATGCCGATGTAATCGGAGCGGCCAATACGTTGGTAGCGGCAGCGGTGGAATATCTGCGCCGCAACCGGGCGCCGGCATACGAATATGCGTTAAGCGTGGTTGGCGTGCGCAGCCAATTGTTGGTTGGCGATCTGATTCATCTATCGGCGCGGCGCATACGCGACGGGATGACGCCAATTGCGATTGACGCCGACGTGCGCGTGTTAGAAGTCGCAACCACAATTGATGCAGATGGGATACGGATTGACGGCTTGACAGTGGCGACTGTCGATCACTGGCCTATCACGGACACGGAGATGATTGTTGCCGAAATGCGCCAGTCGATGGTGATGGAGCGCCTACCGCAACAGGGTCCGTCGATCGATACAATCACCTACAGCGAACCGATTGACGACGACGCCAACGCCAATTTGTATTTCTGGCTGGGCAACGAGACGACACTCGTCAATCAGATTCTGTTGCGCTTCAAAACCAACCCGTTTCGCAGTACCGCCAAAACGATTGGCGGCACGGCATCGGCGACGGTGGACATTCCGGATCATACGCACAGTGTGAGCATCGGCAATCACACGCACTACGTGCCTGATCATCAGCATTACATCACGATCAGCGGCGGTACGGAGCCGATATATAATATCGGATTCTCGGCGGCGGGCACGGCGGGCGGACTGTATCACAACGCCAGCAGCAGCGATTTCAACCTGCCGACGAACGCCAATAGCGGAAGCACGACGACCGCCAGCGGTGGCAGCACCACCACGACAACCGCCAGTGGTGGTGGGCAAACTGGTTTAGAGGTAAATCTGCAAAATGCATTGACGCTTCAGTACGGCATCCATGAGGATTCCAGCCAAAACACGTATGCGGCGACCGACCTGGAATTTTTGGTCAATGGCACGTTGGTGTCTGAGTCAGCAACGCCACAAACTGACGGCTGGTATGTGCTTGATTTGACCAGCTATGTGGTCAATACACAGAATCTGCGTCCTGCGCGAGCGACCAACACGGTGGTGGTTCGTGTTAAGGCAGGCGCAAAAACAGGCAAACGATGCCAAATTGCGGCGCAGATCGAGCGCCGCACCGTAATACAGGCGATTGTTTATTCTTGAAAGCAAAGCGCCCGATCTGTGGTGTGGATCGGGCGCTCTCTGTCCGACAACTTACCCGGGCTCACGTTTGCCCATTTACTCCACCCGCCGAAACGACGACTCGACCGGCTCCTCCTCCATAGTCGTCCGCGCGTTGGAAATCAACGATCCCACGAAGCACATTGTTGTGATGCGCCATCGCCTGCTGCCCATAGGTCGATAGCCAACACCAGCAACACGATTCCCACCAACTCGCCACGTCTTTAACACAATTCGTTGCTGCTCTGCGCTGAGCGTGGCGCTGTTGCTGATGCAGCGAAACAATTTTTCGCTCGTGTCCATTGATCCTCCTATTCATGATTCACTTCCAGCCTTCGGCTTGTTGGCGCAGTCGACTTAATGCCTGCGCTTCGATCTGGCGGATGCGCTCGCGGCTGATGCCAAACTTCTTACTTACCTCTTCCAGCGTGTAGCAATGTCCGTCGATCAGCCCGAAGCGCAACTGCAGGATGCGCACCTCACGTGGGGTTAGACTCTGGAAAATCTCGTCGATCATCTCGCGCAAGAGCTGCTGATATGCGACCTCATACGGCGCACGGGCATCCTTGTCCTCAATCAAGTCGCCAAGGTAACCGTCTTCTTTTTCATCGACCGGCATCTCCAGGCTGAGCGGGCGCTGACTGACACGCATGATGTACTCAACCTTGTGCGGAGGAAAGCCCAGTTCTTGGGCGATCTCTTCTGTCGTTGGATCACGTTTCAACTCTTGCATCAGTCGATGGCTTGTGTGCGCTAGGCGATTGATCCGTTCATGTATATGCACCGGCAGACGAATCGTGCGTCCATGGTTGGCGACAGCACGCGCTACAGCCTGTCGTATCCACCAGGTGGCGATCGTGCTAAACTTACATTGTAGTCTGTAGTCAAACTTATCGACTGCACGCAACAGGCCAAGGTTGCCTTCCTGGATCAAATCCAGGAACGGAACGCCGCGGCCTACATATTTCTTGGCGACGCTCACCACCAGCCTACTGTTGGCCTTGATCAGATGCTCCTGCGCCGCCTGTCCATCGCGCACGTACCAAAGCAAGCGCTCGCGCTCCTCCCAGTCCTCCACGCCCTCTGAGAGCTTCTTGCTCGCCTCACGACCACGTTCCATGCGTTTGGCCAGCTCCACCTCCTCTTCGGCAGTGAGCAGCGGCGTTTGAACAATTTCTTTTAGATAGAGGCGGATCAAATCGTTGCTCTCGATCTGGCTCAAGTCCAAGTCGTATTCAGACGTTTGCGAACTCTCAGCAAAATCTCGGTTCATTTCCTTGCGAGTAGTGACAGATAGTACGCTGGCCACCATTACTCCTCTTCCTCTAATTTCCATTGTGATCTCTTGATCTACGGGCGTCGAGAATTCATTCGCAATTGCTTGGCGACCTCACTGGCTACGCCTTTCATCGCCTCATATTGCCCTGCATCTCCTCGTCCGTGCGCCGCCATTGCCTCTGCGAGCGCACGGATGCCGATGCCGCGTCCCTGCGCATCCACTTGCAACAACTCAGGATGAGACGGCAGATAATTCGTCAGCGTCCACTCGTACCAGCCCTCCAGCGTAGACGGTGCGTTCGCAATGTCGTTCGTTGGTGCGTTCATGGACTGTTCGCCAGAGGTAGCCCCCCCTCCATCTTGCTGTGAACGAACGGTGAACTCGCCATCGATGACACGCGACGTGCTCGCCGGCACAAACGACAGTATCTTTTCCAGATACGGCGCAGCAAACCATGCGTTGTATTCTCGCTCACGCACAATAAAACGCCCATAGTCCGGCAACCGGTCGGCGTTGTACTGTCGCAC